CCTTCGTGACCACCGGCAAGTTCGAGTTCTCCTCGCTTACCGAGAGCATTCTGGCCGACATCACGCGGATCGCCGTGCGTCAGGCGATTACCGCGCCACTCGCAGGATTCTTGAACGATAACGCCGACGATCTGCTTGGCGGCATCGGCCAGATGTTCGCGGGCATCTTCCACGAGGGTGGCGTCATCGGCCATTCGGCCTCGCCCGCGCGTTCGGTGGATGCCGGTCTCTTCCTGACCGCGCCGCGCTACCACACCGGCGGACTGGCGGGCCTCGCGCCCGACGAACTGCCAGCCATCTTGAAGCGCGGCGAAGCGGTTCTGACGCCCGAACAGATGCGCGCCCTGGGCGGCTCCATGGGCCGGGAAAGCCGCGCCTCGCAACCGATCAACGTGGTGATGAACATCTCCACGCCGGACACCAACGGCTTTCGCTATGCGCAGGGGCAGATCGCGGCCGAGGCGGCGCGCGCCATCGACCGGGCCCGGCGCAATCTCTGACGGAGGGCGATCATGGCCGGGTTCCATGAGGTTCAGTTCCCGCCCGACATCTCCTATGGCGCGGCGGGCGGCCCCGGCTACTCGACGACGGTCGTGACCACGGTGTCGGGCCACGAGCGCCGCAACGCCAATTGGGCGCAGGCGCGCGGCCGCTGGAATGTGGCGCACGGGCTGAAGAAGCGGGACCAGGTGGCAGCGTTGATTGCGTTCTTTCGGGCGCGGAAGGGTCGCGCCTATGGCTTCCGCTTCAAGGACTGGACCGACTACCAGGGCCTCGCGCAAGCGATCGGGGTCGGCGACGGCACGACCAAGACCTTTCAGCTGGTCAAGCATTATGCGAGCGGCACCGAGGTCGAGCAGCGCACCATCGTCAAGCCGGTCGCCGGAAGCACAAAGGTCTACCGCAACGGTATCGAAGCAACGTCCGGCTGGAGCATCGATGTCACGGCGGGCCTCGTCACCTTCACGACGGCGCCGGCCTCCGGCGTCCAGGTGACGGCGGACTTCGAGTTCGATGTGCCGGCCCGTTTCGACAGCGACCAGATGGACATCACGATCGAGACCTATCAGCTGGGCAGCTGGGGGCAGATCCCCATCATCGAGATCCGCCCATGAAATCCGTCTCCACGGCGCTCGCGGCCCACTTGGCGGGGCCGGTGACGACGCTCGCCTGCCTCTGGCGCATCACCCGTCTCGACGGCGTCGAGTTCTATTTCACCGACCACGACCGGGACATCGATTTCGAAGGCAACACCTATCGCGCCAGCACCGGCTATTCGCGCACGGCGATCGCCAATGACGCGAGCCTTAGCGTCGACAATCTCGATGTCGAAGGTGTCTTCGACAGCACGGCGATCCGTGAGGAAGAACTTCGCGCCGGGCTGTTCGACGGCGCCGAGGTTCGCATCTTTCTCGTCAACTGGATGGCCCCAGCGCAAGGCCCCTTGCGGATGCGCCGGGGCTGGTTCGGCGAGGTACTGCTCACCGAGCAGGGCACCTTCCGCACGGAGTTGCGCGGCATGACCCAGGCGCTGCAGCAGCGCATCGGCGAGCTCTACAGCCCCGAATGCCGCGCCGATCTCGGCGACCATCGTTGCAAAGTCCCGATCCTGCCGGCGGAGATCGCGCGCGCGACCGCCTATGCCGCTGGCGATGTCGTTCGTGTACGGACGTCAACCGCGCCCGCGCAAATCGGGATCCCGTTCGTCAATCCGGGCTTCGATGCAGGCGGTCTCTCGGGCTGGACGGTCACCTCCGGCACGGCGACAGCTAAGACAATCAGCAACCCGCTCGGACCCAAAACGCGGACCCACTTTCTCGAAGGTGGCAGCATCGCCAGCTTCGAGGTGTGTCGGACGGTCGATCTGACCGACGTCATCGATCCCGCGAAGATCGACAGCGGCGCCTATCTCGTGACCTTGCGCGGCTGGCGGGCCAATGGCTCGAACGATCTCGTCGATCAGGGGCGTCTGCGCTTCGAATGTCTCGATGCCGTTGGCGCCGTGCTGGCGACGCCGCTCGATACCGGAAATGAGGTGGTGGGTACGTCCTGGTCGCTTCGCCAGGCCGTCGATGCCCCCGTGCCGGCGGGGACGCGCCAGCTGCGCGTTGTTTTCAACGGCACGCGCCTGGGTGGCACTGTGTGCAACGCGGCGCTCGACGGCATCGAAGGACACTTCTCGGACACGACCGCGGTCGTTGCGACTTCCGCGGCATTCGAAAACCGCATCTACCGTTGCACCACGGCGGGCACGACAGCGGCCACGCAGCCGGCCTACGCAACGACGGTCGGCGCGCAGACGACCGACGGCACGGCGGTCTTTATCGCGGAGGATGCCTGGACGCGGTCCGGCATCGTCGCCGATGTCATCGACCGCGCCAGTATGTTCGTCGTGCTCGGTGAGCCTCGCGCCGTCGATGACTGGTTCGCCGGCGGCGTGCTGACCTGGGAGTCCGGCAACAACGCCGGCCGCGCGATGGAAGTGAAAGCCTGGACCGCGAGCACCGCGCGCCTCGAGCTGTTCCTCGCCATGGGCTATGCGATCCGGGTCGGCGACGCCTTCCGCATCCATCCCGGATGCGACAAGCGCCTCGACACCTGTATCGGCCGCTTTGCCAACGTCCTGAACTTCCGGGGTGAGCCCTACGTGCCCGGGCAGGACTCGCTCATGACCTATCCCGATGCACGATGAAACAGTGAGCGCTGATCGGCTGGTGGCCCAGGCGCGGTCCTATCTCGGCGTTCCCTGGCGGCATCAAGGGCGCACGCGTGCGGGCATCGATTGCGCCGGACTGATCGTTCTGGTCTCACGCGATCTGGGCCTCGCCGACTATGACAGCACCGCCTATGGCCGCCGGGCGCAAGGCCAGGGCTTCGTCGAGCATTTCCGCAGCCAGATGGAGGGTGTCGCCGTCACCGAGGCACGCGGCAGCGACGTGCTGGTCTTTGCCGACCAGGCCTATCCCTGTCATTGCGGCTTTCTGACCGAGCGCTTCGGTACGCCTCATCTGCTTCATGCGCATGCGCTGAGACGGCAGGTGATCGAAGAGCCCTACGCCGGCGAATGGCGTGCGAAGGTCAAATTCGCCTTCCGCTTTCGCGGAGTTTCGGAGTAGTCCATGGCCATACTTGTCGCGGTTGGCGGCGCCGTGCTCGGCTCGGCCGTCGGCGTGGGCTGGAGCGCGGGCTGGCTGGTCGGATCGGTCGTCGGCAACCTGATCTTTCCCCGTCGCGGTCCGGATGTCCGAACCGAAGGCCCGCGCCTTGGCGACCTGACGGTTACATCCTCGGCTTACGGCGCGCCGATCGCGATCGCCTATGGCACCTTGCGCATGGCCGGCAATGTCATCTGGTCGTCCGGCATCCGCGAACAGCAGAACGTCAGCCGCACCCGTTCCGGGGGTAAGGGCGGTGGCGGTGGTGCCACCCAGACCTCGGTTACCTATTCCTACTTCGCATCGTTCGCCCTCAGCTTCGGCGAGGGACCGGCCGAAGATGCCTTGCGCATCTGGGCCGACGGCAAGCTGATCTACGACAAGACCGGATCGAGTGCGGATGTCGCGAAACCCAATCTACGATTCCGTTTTCATGCGGGCGACGAGACCCAGCTGCCCGATCCCTTGATCGAAGCCCATGTGGGCGCTGGCCGCGCGCCCGCGCACCGTGGTCTGTGCACGATCGTTTTCGAAGACCTGGCATTGGCGGATTTCGGGAACAGGATCCCGAACATCACCGCCGAAATCACCTTCCGGCGCGCCGAGAGCAAGCCCTATCAACTGCTCGATTTCATCAGCACGGGCGAAGGCGGTCTTCTCGATTCCTATCAGATCGACGAGCTCGCGGTCGATTGGCGGCGTGGCTGCGGCTATTTCATCGACAGCGATGTCAGCGCCTCGAACGCGGGCATCCGGCGCTTCAGCCTGCGGACGATGAAAGAGGACCGCCAGGCGCGCATGAGCGACGTCACCAGCGTTTCGCCGAACAACTTCCCGAGCACGCTCTTCTGCGGCGAGGACGGGTACCTCTATCTCGTGACGGGATCGAGCAATTCCCGACCGATCCTGCGCATCGAGCCTAATGCTCTGAAAGAGGTGAGCCGTTTCGGCTCGACCAGCAGCGGGCTATCGAACTCCACGCTGCGGTTCGTGGCGACCACCTGGATGGGCATGGTCTCCGCCTATGGCCCGTCGGGCCGGGTGGACTTCATCCTGACCGGTTCGCTTTTCGATGATGTCGGTCTGATCCGCGCCGACGGTATGGGTTATGTCTGGGGCGCGGGCCAAACGGTCGATGAATCGCGTGTCCGTGGCGTGATCGGCGGCGCGGTCGGCGAAGGCTTCGGCGAGGGTTGGGTTCTGGGCAGCGGCACCGGTACGAGCCACACCGGGCTAGCGCTCTATCGCATCCGTGTTGCCGCTACGGCCGCCTACGATTCCTTGAGCGGCCTCAGTCTCGGCGTGACGTTCGAGAAGGTCGCGAGCTTCGCGCCTGCGCAGATTCAAGCAGGGGCAATCGCGTTCTATGACGATGCCGGCGGCCTCACCTATGACGCGACCGACGATGGCGTGATCTTTCAGGTGCAGATTTCGAATGGCGGGTCGGCCGGCGCGATCTACACGGTCAAATGGCGGAGCGATGCCGGGATCGTCTGGAAGACGCCGACGCCGATCCAGATCAACTACGAGGGGCCATTCTTCGGTCAGAGCCGCCTTCAGGGCCAACGCTGGACGCTGATGCGCTCGACGCGGCTCGTCCAGATCGATACCGCGACGGGCGCCCTCGTAACCGACGAAACCTGGCCGGGCGCGGTTAGCGAAACCGGCGCGCAAGTCTATGACGCGATCACCGACACGCATC